GTTCGATCCTATTATTACTGTTACAGTTAAGAAAGAATTTCAGAAGAATGATTCTCAGATGCTTGACTCTAAGAAAATTGGAGTTGAAAATTTGAAGGAGATTCCTGATGTTAATCTTTTTGACGTGCAGTATGCGTGTGGTGAAGGAAATAATATTCAGTATAAATTCCACACATATAAAGGTCAAGTTTTGGAGCAAGTTACCATTGCTACTTTGCTTGCCTTTCTTCGCGATGAATCGCGTGCTCATTTTGAGGCGCAGCGTGTTTTTGTAGAAAAACAGCGTTCTTTGAGCAAGTTCACTTTGTGTGAACACAGTATGCTTCCTTCTCTTTGCAGTGAATGTTGTAAACTAGAATGTCAATCTGGGATTGATTTTCAGTTGACAGAGCGTTTGTTTGCTGTTGAGAGTTGCATTTTGTCGCGTTATTCGCATTGTGCTTCATTGTTGTTGCACACGCGCTTTGGAAAATTGCTTTCTTATGGTCTTGCTAGGAAGACTATTAAAAGCGATTTTCTCACCATTGGAGTTGTTTATTTGTTATTGTGTTTTAGCGTCTTGTTTGCCTCTTGTCCCTTTTTGTATAAGGGATGGGCTTTGATGCTAATTTCCATTGGTGCTATTCTAGTTGCCTTTTTATCTATTGAGAAAAGGCGCTTGGATATTGTGCGCGATCTTTCCACTTTGCCCAATCCCTCAAAACTTATTAGGGATGCTGTGGACAAAGTTAATGGAAAGATGTTTATTGCCTCCATCTTCGGATTTGGAGCTGTTCTTATGATTTACCGCTTATACAAAAAGTGGAAGTCACAAATGATGGCCCCGATCACGGAATTTAAGACTTCTGAAGAAGGTCTTGCGAATAGGCAGGAGTTTTGGACTCCACCTGATCGTAGTGATATTCAGAAAATTCCGGTCTCGCCGCAGTGCGCTACTGGAACTTTCCAGCAGATGGAGTTAGTTGTGAAGAAGAATATTTACAAACTGTCTTGTGTTTGGAAAAGTGATGGAAAAACTCGTTTTAATTATGTTATTCCTATGAAAAACGATGTTTTGTTGATTCCAAGTCATAGTATTCCAAAAGACGGCGGTATTTCGACTATTTATATGCGAAATAACCGTGTTGTGCGTTCTTCAGTTAATGCGCAAAATACTTATAAGATTCCTGATACGGATTTAGCTCTGTGGTATTGTCCAGAGTTTGGACCGTCCAAGGATTTGACTAAGTATTTGCCTGTTGCGTATCCAGAACGTGATTTCTTTGCAACTATGGTGCATTTTGTTGAAAATGCCCCAGTTACCACTACGTGGTTCATTGCTAATCCAGGAGTATTGGATACTACTCAAGGTGGAGTGTTCAAGGGATTTAAGTATTCCTTGGATTTTCCAACATATGATGGATTGTGCATGGCTCCCATTTTGGGAGAAGCCCCTTTGCCTTTCATTGCTGGCTTTCATTTAGCCGGCAAAGGAAACAAGGGTGGTTGTGGGCGATTGACACAGGCAGATTTCGAATCTGCTTTGTGTGCATTAGAATCGCGCCCCCACATTTTGACTTCGCATTCGCGGACCAATTTCGACACCGTTGTTATGGGTGTTGATGTTGGACCGTTGCGAGCACCTCAGGAAGACTCTGTTGTGCTTAAAATGGATCAGGGGCCAAACATGTTGGTCTTAGGTGAGACCAGTTTGCCACGTGGCCGTTTTTACTCTGCAGTTAGAACACATCTTATTTCGAAGGATGTTGCAGAGATCATGGCCTTACCTAAAATACATGGAAAACCGTACCAAATGGATGATCCTATTCATTGGGAGGTTGATTTGGACAACAAGTGTCATACAGCTTTTGCTTTCGAAGATGAATTCGTGGCTAAGGCAGTTATTGATTATGACACTAGTGTTCAGTCGTATTTTAGGCAGCATCCTGAGAAATTATCCGAGGTAGGAAAAATTTCTGATGATGCTAATCTTGCTGGGATTGATGG